CTCTTAAGTCTGGGACGTATATGGCTATGCAGTGTCCCGACCAGTGCGAGGGGCAACCCAATTTAATACTCAAGGCTTTTGGCCCGTTCTGGAAAGTAGTTCATCACGATTAACCTGCCCAGCCTGCCGAGGAAGGTCTGCCCTTCTTTCTCGGTGGGCGTGGTACTTCTAACATGTCTCTGAATATTTCTGTGAATCCCCATACCATCCAGTCAACCCGGTCTGGAGATCCGTTGCCAGCGTACCCGCCTGCTGTCATCTTGCACATCTGCGACTCTAGCTCTGGGTAAGCACCCACATGGGAAATCAAGTCTCGGCTGTAAAGCGCGGATATTGGCTCCGCACGAATATGTTTACCTCGGGTCGCCGTCACTTCTATGATCGGAATCCCCGGTCGCGCTGTTTCTATTGTGAATGCACACATCTGTCCGCCCATGTTCTTTTCAACAACGACAGTGTCTGCTCCCCACTTATCGAATGCAGTGACGACAGCGTTGCCCCACTTGTGCGGGTTCCCCACGAGAGAGAAGTCATCAAGGACGTATCCTCTTTTGTCAGACCCAACACCAACGACTCCGATTCCGCATTCGTCAGAGCCAACGGCATCTTCCTTTGGCGGATCAACTGCGACAACGATTCTCTCCAATGATGGGACATCTCTGCGACGGTTGCGGTTAATCTCTTCCATGTTCCATATCGCCCCGACGACCTGTGGCTCATAGCCCCCTTCCCAAATATGATTAAATCTTTGTGGCTTATGCAGCCTGTCAAATTCTAATTCTTTTCGGAGGACTTCTGGGAACCACGGATTATCTCGCCACGATACTTTTCTGTGTATGCAATCAGATGGGGTGATCGTACCGTTGAATAGCTGGTCAACCGCGTCGGAGGCATTGCATGGATTCCAGCTAAACCAGATCTCCGAGCCGAGGTTCCTGATAGTGGGGATAAGCACTTCCAAGCTGTGCGCCGAAACATTTTGCGCTTCCTCGATCCATACAATGTCGAGCCCTTGAAAAGATTTGATCTGATCGACAGTAAGAGTTCCCAGCCCGTGGAACAAAAACTTTGAACCATTGCTACCGCGTATTTCAGTTTTCGTCGAATGATATTCTGACTCATAACCCATGCCCTCTATTTCGTCGTCAAGTAATTGCTTTACCGATTCCGTAATCGACTTTTGTATTTCACGAGCGCACAAAATGCGGAGAGGACTCCACGTCCCTTTGGCGAGTAGAACCTTGGCAAAGGACATTGACTTGGCGGAACCCCTGCCTCCCTCATACGCTTTGTAACGCGACGGCTCCAACAACTCATTGAAGACATCAGGGATTTGTAAATCTGCCGATACACTCACTGTTCTCCTTCCGCGATCATTGCGTCGGCGTAGTCATAAGCATCTTCTACTATCGACTCAAAGGTGTCCCTTGCGTTTGCGCCAGAAGTCAGCCCTTGCATCGCCAGTCCAGCCAACCAATCGCGCCGGGTCATGTTGCCTACGTTATCGGGCCGCGCAAACTCTGCGGGTGTCGGCTTGTAATTCAATTCAGCTTTGTCAGCCTCACGTTGTCGGTACTCAACCATACCGGAACACGAATGCTGGATATGGTCTTCCATCTCTATGTTACAAAATCTGCACTTGGTCGTCAGCTTGTCATCTTTGTTTTGCATTGGGATCTCTCTCTATATGTTTGAGCAACCTATGGAAAACCCTACTGAAGTTTGTGTCCTTAAACTTTGATCGGTCGCAAGTGTGGATGCTGCATGATGCCCTGAAGTGCGGCGGGACACTGCAACCACTCTCAAGCAGGAACCGAGCCTTCGGGTTCTCGCCCTTCTGAAACTCCATGTGAGGAAATGCCTTCTCGACTTCAACGCAATGAGTATCGTGGCAGCAGTTCATCGAAACGTCCTTGCAGTCACCGCACTTTGTTAAAACAGATATCTTGCTTAACGCTTCGGCTCTATTCACTTGGCTCCTGTATGTTAACCGGGATCTCTCTCCCGTTAATTGTTATTGTTTTCCTTGCGACGTTCCCAGCGTTCTCACTTGTCTTTGCCTGCACCAGCGTGATCGAAACATTCGGCGCAACACTCGGGTCATGGCTCGGTAGGTCAAGCTCGTACTTCTCCAGCATTTGGATAGCGGTGAGATCTCCGGTCAGAGCCTTGGCAATCAACACGGCGGATATTGCTTCGGATGTTGAACCGTCGGACAGGTCGAAGCCTTTGTCCTTCAACTTCCTGATGATCTCTACCATCGTGAAATCTTTTTTCAGCATGCGTCGGCAGTGCGCCCCTATCCCATCCTTTAAACCTTTCGGCCTGCCTAGTGGGTTGCCAGTCTGCCCCGGTACATATGGGATAAGATCTTCTGCGCTCATCAGTAAAACCTGTGGTCTTCAATTGGTTTCGGGATCGGCGTGTCGTCCTCATTCCTTTTACTAAACGACATCCTTAACTTCGTTTTGGTTCCTTGCTTCTTTCTGCTTGCACGGCGTTGATCCCTTCCTGCATCACTCTTCACAATCTCTCTGGCGACTATCCGCGCTGCGTCAGGGTTTGCGCCTTGCTTCAGGAGTTTCTTATGTTCGTAATTTACTTTTTTTTCACGCTCACTGCTGTAACCGCTCATATGAATAATCCTATTATGGTGTGAACTCGTGATCGCACTTTGGACAAGTGACCGGACTCTTCTCTCCGCCTGATGGTTCGGCAGGGTCAGACTCTTCGATCTCCTCGTTCAAGATGCACTTCAATTCCTTGTCTGAAAATATGTTGTCAAAGATATTGTCGATACTGCTCAACAGTTCGATGACCTCTGCGTCCCAGCTTGCAAGGTCGGATGATTGATTGTCGTAAAGGGAGAGCCGTGCTTTTTCTGTGTCGGTGAGGTTGGTGCGTTGTACTGCGATGATTTCGTCGCCAGATCCTTCGATCACTCTGATCTTCTTGATCCCGGCTTCGACCAGTGCTTCGTAGGTTCCATTTCCTGCGAGGATGACTCCCTTCTCGTCGATGACAATTGAACGGGCGCAGCCGATCTCTTGAATCGCGTTGACTATCGTTGCGATGTTTCGAGGCGTGTGCTTCCTTGCATTGACTGGGTCTTGTTTTAAGTCTTCCAGTTTCATAGGTCTACCTTATTTGATTTTGGTTACTCGGAGAAAAACTTCTTGTCCTTATCAGGCAAAGCGTCAAATGCTTTCTTAGCTTTTACCTGTTTTTTGTGCAGTGCCATCTTCTTGTCATAGGCCGCACTCCACTCGGGTGTATTTTTATTCATATTGCCAGTGGTCGTCACCTTGTACTTCGGTTTCTTTCGATCGGCGCGGTCAATGCCCCTGCCTGAGTTGACCATCCGCCCTGTTGTCAGATTAATGTTTGCCATAATTTTTTATCCTTCGCCCGATCCATGTCCATCCGCTACAGTTCTCCCGCATTACCCAGCCCGGTGTCTTCATTGTGAAATAGCATACTCCCTGCCCGTTGTCACCTGAAGACCATTTGAGCATCCGACCAGATGTCGGGATCAGGCAGTCCTTGCCTTTGAGAATGTTTTCGACATGGTATTTATATTTAACACCTTTGAACAATGCGATGATGCTTCCAGTGCCTTCTTCAATCTTCCATCTGATTGGCACATCATCTGAAGGTTCCCCTTCCCACCCCTGTGATAAGCCCACTAAACCCAACAGGGAAACCAGCATCAAAGCAATTATAAGATTCACCTGTTATCTCCTCAGTCTACCCTTTACGCTTAGGCTTGCTATTCGTTCTTCTTGGCTTTCGTTTAGGTGGAGAAGAAGAACTTGTCTTTTTTTTAGCAGCAGCGGCTGCTCTTATACCAGCGGGTGTGTAAGGATATTTTACTCCGTTAACTGTAGGCATCTCATTTCTCCTTTTCTTTGTCTTCGCAAAGTTCTAAGGCCAGATCATTATTGTAAGAAACTTTTCCTATGTCAGAGATTACAACTGGCGGCGGATCAGCTTTCTTTAACCACTCTTTTGTTTCTTTAGAGAACCAGACTGGCTCATACCATTGGCAGTCCTTGGTCACATAAGTGTCGGCGTTGTAAAGACCGAGTCCGAAATTAGCTACCGGAGCAACCAAGTCGTAAGCGATGCTACACCCCGTCGAGAGTATCAGACAACCCACTGCGCTTATTAATTTTAGCCTTGGCTTCATCAATTTCTTTTTCAACCTTCTCTATAGCCTTCATGCCTTTTGGGTGGTTGATATTATTAAACACATTACCCGCCAGCCAGTTAAGAATAGGCCACAGTTTCCCAAGCACTGGGATTCCAGCGACTACCCTATCCGGTAATGCTCCAGTGACAGTAGTGGCAATTAATACTATCTGCCCTGCGATAGCAAACCAATCCTTTCCTTCAAATAAACTTGTAAGCATTTCCATGTGTTTCTCCTACGTTAGTATGTCCAGCATACATCCTTGTCCTTGTCCATGTCATCGTCAACATGTATAAAATTACTTGCGATGCCGACTCGACGAAATTTCTCAAGAAGTAAAGGCAGGAGGATTTTTCTTTCCCCCGACGATTCGCAATGGACATCTATCGCCAGACCTTTGAGGTGGGAAGAGGTGGCCTTTCCGCCAACCTCCCTATTGTGGTGGGAACAACGAAATCCTGAATTGATCCCCAGAGGTTTCCCGTAAGCCGTCCTGACTTCTTGGATCTTCTCAACAACTGAGCCAGAGACTTCCCCTTTCTGGCAACAGGAACATTCAAATTCACTACGACTAAAATTTAAAGTTAAATCATTCATGTAATAAATTGTAATGAAGTTCCCCTGAGAGCGCAACCCCTGTATTACCAGAGGCCGCGTAACCATCTATTTTTTCGTGCGTTTATATGTGATGCAAATAATCTCAACGCTGGGGAAGTGTTGCTTCATCATGCGCTGCTTTGTCTTAAAAGTTGAAGTGATCACGCCCTTAACATCTTCGACAGTCACCGAGCCATCAATCCAGAACACCATGAAGTCCGCCCAGTACACCGTTCCCGGCATTCTGAATGGAACCTCCATCATGAACATCACAATTTCGCCAGCCCTCTGAGCAAGCACCAGTTCGTCGTAACGCCGTGCTTCCATTTTGGATCTAAACTTATGACCATCACGCTCAGTCCTGACCGCCTTGTACTTATGCTTTAACATTCTGATCTCCTTCTGATCCTAGCTCGGGCTCTATACTACTTTCCCGCCAATGTTTTAGCTTTGAGTTTTCTCCTGACAAGTTCAATACGTTCCTGATCCCAAGGCTTTTTAAAATCAGCCAGATCAATAGGCTTCCTAGTTTCGTCTATGAACTTATCGCAGTGGGCCATTGAGCTAACTGTCATATCTTTTATGTACTTACCAAAATCCCCATCCATTTTTTTCAGGTTCGCTTGGTACTCTGGAGTGAGCAATCTCTTCTCAGCTTCGGACGCTTCGATGAGTCGCTGCTTTGCTTGTTCATCTGCCAGCAACTTCCTAGCCTTGCGATGTTCTTCAGCTTTGTCGAGTTCAATTCTTGTGGCTCTGTCAGATTCGATCCTGTCCATCTTTTCGATGACCTTTGCAATGATGTTCGTGCCGGGGAAAGCCTCGGTGGTTTTCTTCACCATCTCGATAATAGCTTCATGATAGATGTCGTCCGAATACTCCTCAACCAGAGAAAACCAGAAATCAATATCGGACTCACTTGGTTCCTGAATTAAGTTGCTTGCGGTCAAATATGTTAATCCTCTGACTAGTGTTTTCTTTTCCATTTGAGTTCTCCTCTCTTTCGATTTTTTCCATTGCTGTTTTTAATCCAGAGAAACGATCCTCTTGAAGTTTCTGCCCCTTGGTCTTTCTTGGGGCGGTAGCCTTAACCTCGTGAGTGTCCCAGTTACAGAACCAAGTGTCACCGTTTTTATAATATGTCGGATCATCTACTCCATTAAGATAGTCGGCAGTCTTAAAAACAAACTCTTCTCTATCAGCCTCGGTCTTGACAGTCTTCAGGTAGTGAACCTTCGCCCGTTTTTTGTTACCGCCTTTCGGGTAGACCTTCCAGTCTGCCTCAAACCACTTTTCGTTTTCTAGAACAACAAGTGTTTTAAGATCTTTGTCTTTTGTAATTGAAGTTGAAACTGAAGATGAAACTGAAACTGAAGTGCTAGACTTTGCTACACCTTTGCTAGAATTCGCTAGGGCTTCGCTACTAGCTTGCTGTGCCTTTGCTTTAGCGTCGCCACCCTTCCTGCCGTTGGCAACCTTTGCTAGGTGATTGTCTTCAAGGCGTTTACGATCCTTGTACAGTCTAGGGTTGGTGATGTGTCCCGGCTTGTCTGGGTGGAAAACAAAGCAATCCCTGACGTGCTTAAAAAGCATATCAATCTCTATATCGTCATCTATTAAATGGATTTCAAGTCCACTTAGTTTCTGGATAACATGTATATCGTTCAAGATCCCGTCATTCATCCAGTCATAGCAGAGTAGTTTTATATACATCCCGCAAGCTAATGTTGGCATGGCTACAACTTTGCTATCCATCATAAAATCGTTTGGATAAAACTGGAAAGACGGATACTTTTTATTTACCCCTTCGATGTCATCCAAGATCCACCGCCATGATCTCATCTTCTTTCATAACTAAAACCAGTGACTCTTCGTAATTAATTTCCATCCCAGTAAAATCTGAAAAGTAAACGACATCATTCTTTTTAACCGTCGTAACCTCTGGCCCGACATATAGGACAGTTCCTTTTGTCGTAGAACTTCCAGAACCTTTTATAGAATTTGCAAACGCCTGTGGTAAGTGAATCCCGCTAGGAAGCTGGGTCTTCTTCTCTGTCGGCTTTACCCATACTCTGTCAGTAATTGGTTTGATCTTCGTCTTCATCATGATATTGCTCCATAGATAAAAGTTTTGAGTATTTTGTTAGTTTTGCTTTCTTCAACGCTTCAGCAGTTCGCATGTTCTTTTTTTTAGGAGAACACTGTGTCCTAGTGGTAAGCCTTCTTTTAATCTTTCTGTTGAACTTTGATATCTTCATCCTCCCCCTTTAGCCTTGCTTGTTCAATCCTAATCAAGTCAGACTTGTTTTTTCTAATTGCTATTGGCCCTCGGAAACCTTTCTCGAAATCCAGCCAATGCTTTTTACTTAAAAATGCTTTTGTATAAACCTCTACTAATTTCCCGTGCTTGTCATAAATTCTGCACTCTTCCATGACCTTCTCGCTCCTTCAATCAGATGACCCTAGCTGGCTTAGTGTCATACCATGAACATGGATCTCCGCAAAATTTTCCTCGATTAGACTTGGGCTGATATATCTTTTTGCAAATAGCACAAGGCCTTGCAGGGATTGGGCCGCCCTCACTCTTGCCTACACCCTTGCATGGATCTTGGCAGAACACTCTCGACTTGCTGCCCATAAAACTAGCCCCACATTCTTGGCATGTTTTCTCCATTTGCGGAACTTTCAATTTGCGCCTGTAGGCAGCCTTCGCGCACTTGCTCTCGCCACTGTCTCTCGACAGGTCGTCACCGTTGTCGGGCTTGCAATATTTTTGAAACTTATTAAGCACAGTGAAAACCTTTTTGCATTCTAAGCATTGTCGCGTTTCCACTTTAAATTTCATGTTGATATTTACACCCATCCTTTTCCACATCTGGGTGTTTAGCTCTTTAGCACTAATCGTTTTCTTTAGATTGCCGCTTGCGTCGTAGACCCGAACTTCATTCATCTCTATATTCTCCTTGAAAATATTTGTACTCAAAAATTCGCGTCCCTGTCCTGTACCTACCCTTCACATTTAACCCCCCAAATTTTTTCTTTCTCATGTTACGAAGTTGGGCTGATATGCTTGGCAAAGGAAGAGGCTCGATAAAAAGCCTGTTGATCTCCTCTAAGGTTAACCATTCTCCCTCGGGGGAAGACTGCACCAGAAGAGCGCGATAAATTATAGCCATCTGCTTTGTGAGTCGCACCGCATCTTTTTTATGATCGTAGTGACGACCGTCAAACATCGGCAAATCCCCATAGTCATTAGCATTACCGTCCTTGGTTCTCACTTGAAATAAACGCTGGCAACCTGCGCCGCTAATTTAGATGTGAGTCCTTCGACATTCTTGATCGAAAGAAAATCAAAAGAAGGATCGCAAATTTTCTCCACGGTTCCGAGAAGATGTTGCAATTGCTTCTTCTTGTTTTTAGGGAACATATCTTCCAAGTGGTCACAGATCGCCAGCTTCAGATCAACGCTCGGGTCAGTCGGGTCACCGTCCAGCGGGATGTCTCCATCATCGCCAGCCGTCATTGTGTCCTCTACATTAATCGCCCCTTCACCCAGCGCATTCTCAAATCCTGCCGTCCCAGTTTTTGCTGGGCCTGTTGGTGGAGTGATGTCAATCGTCGGATCATCCCGATCAAGCCCCGCTTCTTGGAGATTGTCGAGAGACAATGCGGCGGCAAGTTCGCTTGACTTCGGCGTGTACTTCAATCCTTTTTTCAGGACTGTCTTCATCGCCATCGCAGTGAAGTGATCCGCCCAAGGGCCATAGTGTTGACCGGACTTATTCTTGGACTTGGAAAACTTGTCCCTATGCTCTTCAGCCTTTGTCTTGCTCATGAACTCAAAGGTCTTATGCCCAGTGGATGTGAACACGATGCAGTAAACTCCCCGCAGATCCCCTGTCTTGCCCTCTGTTGGTTTGTGATTCAACATTGGATCTAGGCCATACCTAAAATCAAACTCGTCGTTAGCATAGACCTCGTGAAGCTCCACGCCGTTGACAAATCCTGACTGAAGGGCCAGCTTAATAATTCCAGAGTATCCCGGCATGAACTGGCATTCGTACTGTTTCTTCTTAGAAGAGTAGAACGGGACTAGGTGGGCCTCGTTTGTTGCGCCATCGGGTATAAGGCCGAATGTCGCCGCGTCCATTATGCAGCGAACTAGAGACGCTGGGGAACACTCCAACAGGAGCGGGTTCTTTTGGATTGATGACAGGCAGATCCGTGTCAGTCTAGTGGTGTCCAGAATCTTCGGCGCGGCCTTGGCGATCTCACCCTTCCTCATCTCTATAAGGTCGGTGATGGTTTGCATTTTCTCGTTGGGTTTTACTGTTGCTACTTCATTCATGATTTACTCCTTTGCTAATTTTAAAAGTGTGAGGATAACCAGTCTAAGGAAACAAGAGTAGCGGTGAAATTCTCTCTCCTTCTTTTTCTTCCCGCTCTTGGTTACCGTGTATTCGGGCTTCCCTTTGATCCATGCTTCGATGTTTTCTAGCTTCATGTTTTCACCAGAACATTATTAAACTGCCGTCCACCCTGATCAGGTGACCTTGCAAAGTGACTCGGTACTCGTTTGGAACATACTCTTTGTAAGAAGTGATCCGGTGAACTGTCTCACCGTTTGTCAGATACATTTTACCCGGCTCATATTCAAGATACACTTCTTTGTTGTCGATCCGCCTGTCTTGACCAGCCCCACCAGTGGGCAGGGTGATCGCGACAGTGAACGCCCAAGGTTCTTGGTTGCCAAGGCTTAGTGTTTGATGCGGAATATCGACGTGCCAGTTCCCCCACATTCCAAGGAACACAGGGTCACTCGGAAAAACATGGAACCCCGGCAAGGCAACGCTGGGAAGGGTTCCGACAGGTTCCCGCAAAATTGCCGAGAGCATATCTTTTAGATCGTCATACATAAAACCAAGATAATCTTTTAAGATCGGGTTGACCGTTTTAACGCCCTCAAAATATGCGTCGGTGTTTCCGTCCAGATATGCCGCCTTGCCTAGCGTGTAGAAGGGGATCTGTGGACTGCGGTGATCCCAGTACTCGCGCAACAGAATGACCGTGTCATGAATCTTTTCGAGATCCCAGCCTGTGTCAAATTCGTCCATGCTAGTCCTTATCGTAAACGTGTTTGTCGAGGAACCGACGTGATCCCTCTTTTGTTTTTGTGTTCTTGTTTAAAAAATTATCATAGCGCAAAGAGTCCACTTCGTACTCGTCGCACAATTCAAGAACCATATTCTCCCAGTCAGTCTTGACCGAAGGCTTCGCCTGCTTATAGGTGAACTCCCTCGTGCCGTCAGGGTTAAGAAGAATCGCCGAGCCCCCCATCATCAACCTGATCTTAGCTTCCAGCGTCCCAATGGTTTTGTCCATCTGGTTGCGAAGAATTTTATATTCCCTGAAACTTTTAACATCTTCCATAACCTTTGGTGTCGCGGTTGCCTCTTCCACGTTGTCCGACGTGGGGTACAAGGTTTTTATCATTTCAAGATCTTTATCGCAGACTGGCGGTATCATATTTTTTTCAATCCAATCGACCCAGAAGGCGGCGACCTTGTACAGCAATCCGTCTTGCTGTTTTTTGGTAATGGTCAGCGGGAAGATCTCCACCTCCCAGCCGCCGAAGAAGGCAACGACTTCCACGTCAGTGCAGCCAGTCAACAAAGACTGAAGCACGACCTGTGCGACCACGTGAACCGGGACACCTTCATCCCAGCGGTAACGCTGACGTGCGCCGACGTTCTTGATTTCGATCAGAGTCCTGCTTTCTAGTCCACAGGGTTTATAATAATCGGGATGGCAGATCAGCCAGTCGTATTCTGGGTGAGTGTAGGTTGTGTTGTCGGGAAAAATATCAATCCCTGTTTGTGATGTATACAGTTTTGCGATTGCAGGTTCCATAATGTTCCCGCCACGCATCGCGTCGTTCTCTACCTGCGCAGGTATCCTGCCGAGGATCTCCATTGCCAGTTGCGCCGGGGTTTGAAACGGCGAAAGGCCCAGAGCCGCCGCAACTTGCGACGCTCCGAGCCTTCCAGCTTTCAATTCTTTTTGTTCATTCGTAATCATGATATTGCTCCTCCATTATTTCGTCTTCAAAAACTTCTTCGTTCCAACAATATAAAACGTAAGCGCAGATGCTACCAAAAATAAACAGCAACACGCCGACCAAAATTAATAGTAGATCTGCTTCCGAATATGCTCTCATAAATTCACCTTTTCTTTTAATTGTTTACTCGGTTTAAAACTCGTAACTGTTCGCGCTGTTATTGTACATGGCTCTTTGGTCTTCGGGTTCCGCCCGATACGCTCTCTTTTTTTTCGTGTAGAAAAACCCCCGAACTTTCTGATGTCTAGAGAGTGGCCTTCGGCAAGAATAGCCTTGACCGTGGCGAAGAGGACATCGACCGCTTTGATCGACTCCGCCCGTCCAAGTTGCGTGGCTTGAGCCACCCGCTCCGCTATGTCAATTTTTAGCATTGGTTATCCTCGTCGATGTCTGTGACCAATAACCTCAAGGACTCCATGACAGTAACTTGCGACTGCGTGATTTTAGCGATCGCTACCTCTAGATCCTTCAGTTGTTTTTCGATCTGTACAAACGTCGCCTTGTTGTAGCCTTGATTCGTCGCGGACTGAATCGCCATCCTGCCGACATCGTCGGTCAGTCTCTCTAGCATCTGCCCGACTATCAGCGGTGGATACACAGGGGCTTGGCTTTGTTGCGGTTCCTTTTCTGTCATGATTTGTCTCCTTTGAATTGTCGGGAAGGTCACCAAAAAACTCTGCCCGGTGAGCCTGTAAAAAATTCCCGAATGGATGATTAAATGCCATTATTATACTCCTTTAAAAAGTTAAGGCAGGGAATGAGAAGGCCCAAGTATTCCCTCTCACCCCCATAAGCAATCTAATGCGTTGTAGCGCAAAAGACCACCAGCCCTATTGAATCCACAGCATTGACCACCTCTCGCGAGTAGTCAGGTGTCTTGAGGATCCACCCTGTGGTTACTGTGAAACTGAAAGGCTGGAGCGGCAAAGCACCCTGTACATCCTCACCACCCCGACCGCTTGTCGCTGGCTGAGAGCGATTGGTTTTAAAAGCGGTTGCCTAATTGGTGTTAAATAACGAGGCGTTATTTAAAGTATGTATCCTTGTAATATTAGGATGCTGCTGAAGCTGTTTCAGTTCACATTGGATACCACGCCACGCCGTGTCGAGAGTAAGGGCTTCAGGAAGCGGGATGTCTCCCGTTTTAATGCCGTTCCTGATGTACCTATTGACGATGCTAATCTTGTCTTCTAAAGTTTGCATTAAATCTCCTAAATAGTTTGTTGGATTTCGTAGTCTTTAATTAAGTCTGAAGGATGGTAGCTTCTAAGAAAAGCCTTGACAGAAACAACCGTGTTGTCGAGGTGACTTTGTGGGACATTATTAAACGTGTAAAGATCTTTCTTAGCTTTCTCAGCTATCTCCTCTTCGGTCAAGACTTCCTCACTTGAAATTGTGATTTTTCTTGAAAATGTAACGTGGTATAAGTGCGTCATTTTTTTCTCCTTTTTTTCCATTGTCCTGACTCCCCCGAAGGGGAGTTTCGTGTCGCGCTCTTCAGAGGACTATGCGACGTTTGCTATGGTCTGCCACTGGTTGGCAGGGAGTTCGATAACATGACCACCAATCGTCTCAAGCTCAGAGGCTCTGTCGTAGTCAGCAACGTCCTCTGCCGCTCGGGTGATAGCGGAAGATACGCCCCACTGTGAAAGGTCACCACGCTCGATCAGGTGGGCCAGAACAGACCCCTTCTCGTCCTCATTGAAACCGTGCGTTTGTGAGACAACTTCGATCACCTTGGTCACCTGTGTGGGCGCGACCTTGTTGCCTCGTGCCGTCTTCACATGATCAACGATCTGCTGGAACACCTCACCACCCATGCTTGCCTTGACCACGTCGGTCAGTTGCGCGAACACCGTAGCGTCGGCGAGTTGCTTTGTCTCGGTCGTATAAACGTTGTACTGGTCGTCAGTCGCGCCCTTGCCGCCTAAGTGGTACTTGCTGTATTTGGCGAAAGAAAAGGTGCAGAGGTTCGTACACTTCGGATCATGCAAGGCTGGCAGAACTGTCAGGCCACCTGTACCAATCTCGGAGTTACTGATCGTAAGACCGGGATTTAAGTTGTCATCACCTAAGTGAGAACCGCCGGGTATCAGCGCGGAGATCTGTGGCAGAACCGCCTTGATGTAAAGTTTCTTCGGAGTGATCTCACAAGATACGATCTTCGCTTCAGCTTTTTGCAGAGCAGGAAAAACCGCGTTGGCGAGTTCAGCGTTATCAAGCGGTCGGTAGCGGTCAGACAAAAATGCACGGGCCTGACCATCCAAGGTGCGGATCATTCTTTGCTCGGGGAATTTTTTGAAAAGTTCGTTGATGTTATTTTCCAACAGAGAAGGGAACTCTGCGCGAAGATAATCGAGGTATCGTTTCGGGATCTTCAATCGGTCAGCAACCTGCGCGAGTGCGTGGTCGGTCAAGTCGTAGACGTTGCCATTGAACTGGATCTGCTGTGCGCCATTGATCGCAACTGCCGCGACCTGTGTCGGGACGATGAAGTCTTTTTTCAATTCGTTCTGGCGTTGGATTTCTGTTGCGAGTTCGATAATGCTTTTTGCTGTTTTCATTTGGATCTCCTGAGATTAGATTAATTTTAAACGCTGACTCCCCGCAGGGAGTTTCGTCCTTACGGACTCGTCAGAGCGTTAGTGGTATTTCCCAAATATTGCTTCGCGTTTAAAACCGAAACAGCCCATTCGATGTCGGCTTGTGCGTCAGAGGTGGTGATGATTTTAAATTTGGTGTAGTCGGTTCCGTAGTCTTTAATGTCGGCTCTTTCATCTTCAACGACTTCTCGGTCGTAATCACCGAAAATAATTTCCCACGGATTTTTTTGGAAGGTTCCTACGAGGGTGTAATACTTTTGTGCTTTCATGATTTTCTCCTTGGTGAGGTTTAAAAAAAATGTAATCAATTTCTTTGCTTAGAATAGCAAAATGGGGGGAAATGTCAACAACTATAATCTCTTTAAAAATGGCTACTTACAGCACTACTTCTTTTCCAGTAAATGCTTTAGTATCAAATTTAAGTCCTGTCGGATCGGGGTGAGTTGCGATTCTAGGTAATCGCGGTCAATCAAGTTTTTTTCAAGAACACTTATTCGGGCCTCACATTTATCAACGCCCCGAAATAATCTACGAGTTATAAATGCTGAAATTCCCAAAATAATTCCTGTCGCTGTGAGAAATAATTCGTTGAGTTTATTGTCCATGTTATTTCACTTTCTTTTCATTTTCAGTTACACGAATAGTTTTGATTCGGTCTTCCTTTTGACAGAGGCGTTCAGAGAGGTCGTTGCATCTTTGATGAAGAAGTGTGACATCGCTTTTTACCTCGTCTCTAGGAACAAGTCGCAATTGCGTTGAATGGTCAATTGCGTCAACTCGTCTGTCTAATGCCGCGAGTCCTTTTCGTATGCCAGAAAGATCATCACCACTTGCCTTGCTTTTTTCAAGATCATCGAGTTTAGCTGTCAGCCTTTGCAAAAAAAACCAAAAAACTGCACTGATGAACGCCCAGCCATACTCGACAATTTTTTCCATAGCTTAATTTTTTTTTACCCATCTTCAATTTCAGGATGATGGGCAACTTCAGCGTCATCAACTTTTCGCTCCACAGCATCCTTTCTAATGCTTGATGCTATAAATCCTGAAGCCGCCAACATTGGGATTGTCCAGACCATTTTGTCTGTTAAAAATGCGACCATGTAAGTTGGGACTAAAACAATTAACGCCTGAAAAAAAGCCAACCTGACATCTGGGATCACTTATAGTAGTTCCCTTCGCTTGGTCGGTTAATTGGAACAAACTTAGATACTGGGATGCGTATTTCTTGAGTCATTTTGGGTTGTCCGATTTAACCTTGTCTATAATTACCTTCATAGCTGCTGCGTCATCTCCACCTTTCCAGAGTGCATCTAGCTGGTCGCCTATGAATGGATAGCTTCGCTGTCTTTTAATTGCATAAGACACATTTTCTCTAGCATCTTTTTGTATCCGATCAACTTCATCTTCTTTTTGCTTGCGAGTTTGGTAGCCCTCTCCCTGCGCATCGAGGTAAGACTGTCGATACTTTTCAACCTTTGCCAGCATATTATTTTCACCAGCATTGTCAGCCCACCCTTGTCCATCCACAACAACGTGATTTAAAATATTGAGTTGTTCTGTAGTTAAATTCATTATCCTAACAATGCTCCTCCGAAATAGCAGCTAGTTGAGTTGCTGTTACCATTGCCTTCTATATCTACTGACTTAGCACCGTTATAAGCAGTAATATACCCTGTTGCAGTATCCCCTGCATCCATATCAGCAACTACTGTGTATGGCCCCCTGTTCAATGCAGAATTCGCTCCGACATAGATGTAAGCGAAATTTTCGTGGCCTATAGAGTAATTTCTATTAGATGTGTTAATATAAAAATTATTTTCTGTATGCGCACTAGACAGTCCTGATATATACATCTGAAAAAATAATATATATTTTCCCGTTGTGGGGGCTGTGAAAGTCCCATTTGAAAATCCGCTACCTGTATCATATTTTTCTGTCCAAGCTGTTGTTGAACTTGTCTGCCAAGCTGTTCCATCTCCAGTTACGTTGTTTTGGTCAGAAGTTAGACAAGCAAGAAATTTATTATCGGTAACGCCAGCAGGAAGTGCCTCAAAGCCAGTCGGTAAGCCTACCCCGGTTCCAGTTAATATTTGACCATCTGATGCCGAGCCTGTATTAACCAGACCCGAGCCTCTTGTGTTTATACTTCCTATTATTCCACTCATACTTTAT